CCAAAATCGGCCGGTGCAAAAAAGCGTCCGACAAATTTAGACACCGTGCCCATTAGCGTTCGCCTTGAGGCTTGATGAACAGGAAGCCAACCGTGGAACCAGCGGCCAGCGTTTTCGTTGTCAACTGAAGGGCGATCATCCCGGTAGCCGGGAACAGCAACGGAGACCATCGATACATTCGCACCTGATTCGCCGCACCAAGAGTAATATTGATCGTGTTCCCGGCATTATCTTCCAACGCTACACCGGACGTACCTGCAAACGTTGGGTACTCAAGAATTTGAGCCGTGCCTGCCGCGCCCGTGAGCGCAGGAAGTTCCAATCCCACAAGGCACAACCCGGTAGCATCGATCGGATTCGACACACTGGTCGTAGCCATGGTCGTCTCGATCAGAATAAAACGGGCAGAGAATTGCCCTTGTGTGGCGATTTCCTTCATGGTTTGCCTCCTAAGGCTTTCGTGGTGATTTTACCGTATATCTACCCTTCGAAATATTGACCGTTTGCAACCTGACTGCCGGTGCGTTCCTCGGTCAAGAATGTCAAATCAAACGTGCCCAAACGGTCGCATATGGCAAGCCAAATTGCCACTGATTCCGCGTCGTAAATGTCCTTCGACCCGTATTGCGGGTGATCAATGCGCTGACGCTTCCTGATCAACTGCTTCCACTCGCGATCCCTGTCCTCATGCGGCAGGAAACGCAGGCATCCGTTGTTCAGCAGAACCTTGCACAGGAATGCCCTCAGGAACTGCTCTGGCATCGTAAACGACGCTTTGCCGACATCTGCCCGCGTTCTGTCCGCAAGGCTTTGCCCCATCTGAACAGTTTGCCAAGGGTCGAGGCGCACGAACGAGACGCCAAGGCCCGTAATGATGTCGACCAGAGCCTGTTCCATCGCCGGGAAGTCGACCAGCACTCCGAGCGGGTATTCCTGCGACCGCTTGCGGGGCGCAACCCGTAGCACGAAATCCTCGCGGAGGCGCGGCAGGCTGACTTTGCGTCCATTGATGAACGTTTCGGTGTAGCCCTCTTCCTCCGGTATGTTCGCGACTTTCCATCCATGCGTTGCGTTCTGTGCGCCGTAGTACGACGGCATGATCTGGTAGGGCTTCATGCCGCACATGACGCATTCCAATTGCGGGGCCTCTTCCGGTGTCGCGGGCCTGTGGTTGGAAACGTCGTACTCAAATCGTTGAATACAGGACGGGCACAAAACGCGGGGGACCGACCCTTCCAGATCCGGGCAACTCCACACCGAGACCGCAAACGCGTCGCCAGACTCCCCGGCGTCAGTTCCGAGGTAGTATCGCCTTCCCGGTTCCTTGACAACGCCTTCGACAATGTAACGCATGTACGGGATCGACTGGCCCTGCATCTCGCGCCATGTGTATTCTCCGTCGTCGCTGATGCGCCCCATAACCAATGGCGGCTGTACACCCTGCGAAGCGTCAATCAGTTCGTGCGTGTCGAAAAACCCGCCCACCACGGGCGGTGCAATGCCTTCGTACATGGCCGCCGCCGTCACCGGGTCGTTGCGGTAGTCGGCCTCGATCACCGGATCGTCCCTGCGAATGTTGGGGTTGACCGACCACGACGCGGCTTCGTCGATAAACCAATACCGCTTGTGCAACGGCACGTTTATCTCGTCCTTGCGCAATGCCTCGATTGACCGGGACATAAACCCATCGCCAGAACGCATGTAGGACAGAATCATCCCAAGCCACCGGGTTCGCCATCGAGTCGCCGAAGACGACCTCAAAATGCGGTACAAATCCTGCGCGTTCGACCTGTTCTCGCCATCGACAAATGCGTCTGCTTCGTCCATGACCCACATCAACGGGTTGTAGCCGTCCGCACCAGACGCGCTGGAGTTGAGCGAAATCAGATGCAGGTTGATCTGAGGAAAATGAATCTCCCCTTTCAGGATCTGCTGTTTTTCGTGTTCAACGAATGGTGCAAAGAGCGGGCGGCGAATGTTTCGAGCGAGGTACTCGAAAAAGACCGCCTTCGCGTGATCCCCTTTGGGGGCTACGTTCAGAACGTCTATACGTTCATCCGACGCCACCGCGACATCAGGACGAAGCCATGATTGGACATCGTCAATGTGAAGCAGAACATATCCAAACCATGCGATAAGCCGAGCGGCCAGCCAGTCCTTGCCCGCCCCTTTGCCCCACTTGAACCACCCCTCCTGAATGACACGGTTGGGCGACATGATGGCTCTGGCGGTATGCAATCGCGCCGCATGAAGAGTGGACACCTGATAATCGGACAGCGGCACGCCATCGAGAGCAACCGAGAACATTTCGATGCCCATTGGCTCAATGCCAAACCGCCACGGGGGTGTCGAGGCCACAACTCGTTCATGGACCGATTGTTGCTCCGAACCGGTTACCCGGTGAAGCGGTAGGCCCCGCGCCTCCAGCAATATCATCGCGTCAGAGCGCGATATGTGCATGCGCTCCGATACTTGTTTGACCATTTCGATTTGTGGATGCAGGGGCATTACATCAAAGCCTTGCGTGAAACTGGCCGCTGTATCCGCTCGATAACACAACCGGGTAGCCACGCGCCTGCCATCCATACAGCATTGGCTATGTCATCCCAATCGGTTCCCGCGCCCATGACAGGGCCTGTGGGGATGGATACGCTCTCGATTCCGTTCTTGTACATGTAAGACGCAATATCCCACGCGGCCTTGGTCATGTGGTCAAACATGTTGGCCGCGATTATAGATCTGCGTTGTACCAAAATGCCAACAACGGTCGCCGCTTTACCAACGCCATCCCGGCGCATGATCATCAGCCCAATTGGGGCGTCAGGCTCCGCGATATCGCCCTCCAAAAACATATCGGTGGAAAACTCCGGGCACACGGCGCGAACCGCCGGGATCAAACCATGCCGCGTAAGCCGCGATTCGTTCAGCGACATCAGCGTCATTTCGGCCAGCGTGTCGAAATACGTTTCACGCAGATAGACGCGATGAGATGCAGGCGGATCTGGCATGTAAGTGTTAGTTGTCATGCGGCCATTTCCAGTGAATCCGTCCAGATCGGCATGGAGTGTTTTCCCACTACCAGACAGATGCCGCCATAGCCGCGATCCACCGCACCTGCATCGAGCGAGATTATCCGGGACTGAGCCGATCGCTCCATCGCGAGCGCATCATCCATGTTGACAAAACAGAGTATCGCACGCGCACCGTCTTCCCTCGATATCGTGCGCGGAACGCCGTCATCCAAGATCATAAACAGCCCGGAAACGCCATTATCGTCCACAAGGCCGTGATGCCCTGCGCGGCGCAATGCCGCAATGATGTGCTTGCAGATGCCCATATGCGCAAATCCCTCGCATGTGCAAGTGTCGCCAACCACGTCGACAATACGCGGCCCGGCAAGCGTTATGCCGCCATCTGCACGACGCGTCGATTGCACGGAGTAGATCCCATTGCCGATATGGTTGCACTCGAAATCATCGGTCATGCCGCGATAAATCGTGGTGGCGAGGGCACGCAATCTCGCGGGAGCAGTTTTGGTATCCTGAGTCCGTGCCATGCCATGATTTCCTAAATGCAGATATTAGGCAACCAGCCGCGTACATACAACGCTTGCTGGATTTGACAGGATTGCAGGCAGACGAGTTCGCGAAATTGATTCGAGTGCGAAAGTCAACAGTGCAAGAGTTACTAGCCGGGAGCATACCTAAAAACCACACCGTTGTCAAAATAAGACCGCTGTTTGATTCTCTGGAATTTATATTCTGCCGTGGTGACGTGGTGACCTGCTGTTTTGCGTTTGAAGACGCATACATGCCATTGCCTTACGGGCAGACTGCCATTCGGGATCTAAGGCGCATGAGACGGCTGACAATTCCTATGGCCGCCGCCGCGTTGAGCGTCAGCGTCTTGAAATGGCGTGCCATGGAGTGGGGCGAGCGTTTGTTGCCACACGAGCATCTCGGAGAAATTGCGGTAGCCCTTGGCGCGGGGCCTGCCGCGCTGATTGCTAGCGTTTACGAGCCAGACGAACGGTTGCGTCTCGCTAAATGGCTATACGACACGCGCGTTGATCGAGGCATGTCTTTGGCTGTAGCCTCTTTTCGGCTAGGCATAGGCATGTCGACTCTGCGCCTGTGGGAAACAGGTCAAACACCCGTGCCGCCATCGCACATAGTGCGTATAGCACGGGCTTTCGACCTGCCTATGAGCCAAGTTACACGCCAATTCAGTTGTCGCTAGGCTAAAGCGAAAACGAACTGTGCGCACTGGTCATGGCAGAAAATTGAGACTGCGTAACCTGCATTGCCAGACCGCCGCTATTTGCGCGTATTACTCCCGTGCCCGGCAACCCGTTTACGGTCACCTGCAATGTCATGCCGTTGAGCGGGCTGGTGCCACTGCTTCCGCGCATACCAACAGTTGACGGCAATGATGTGAACGCGCCCGCCGCAAGCCCCGCAGGGCTTCCACCGCCAGCCATCGTTCCAAACAACATGGCTTGTTCGATTGAACTTTCCAATCCTGTGCGGTTACTTCCGAAAAATGGCATCTCGACGCCTGATCCAATAGCCGCTCGATACGACAACATGGGTGTTATTGCACTCATGTCTGGCGCACCCGAAATTTGCGACATCAAACGATTCTGCCATCCGTAGGACATCTCAGACATCAAGCCAACCTGTTGCCCAACAATCTGGCGACGCCGGTTGTTGTACGCGGCCATTGTGCCAGCCGATAGCGTTCCACCTTCTGCCAGCCGCGCCGCTTCCAATTGCTCATCAAGTTCCGAACGTTCTTGATTCAGGCCAGCCATTTGACCGGCATACATTTGCCTGCGAAGCCCAAATCCTCCGGGCAATGCATTAAGAATCTGCAAGCCAAACGCGTTTTCCGCTACCGCTTCACTAGCGCGTGCAGAATACGGCATGTTGACGATTTGTTGCGGCATTTGGGCCACCGCAACCTGCGCGTTGCTCAACCTAACTTTAGCCTCCATCATTTGTGGAGAATCTTCCGCAAAACCTTTATTGCGCAAACGCTGGACTTCTTCGTTGGCGGCTTGAACATTACCGCGATTCGCTGATTGCGCTGTGAGCATGTCACCCATTGCACTAACGCCGCCGCCACCTTGCAAAATCGAAATCTGCGCCGAGCCTTGAGAAATGTTTCGAGACGCAGTGTTTACCGTATATGCCAAGTCGGCAATGCCTTTGTCAACCTGTATTGTCGTGCGCAACAATGCTTCTTGCGCCTGCGCAAGTTCTGTTGTGACCTGACGGTATTTTTCTTCGGTGTACGATTCCGCTCCACTAGCCATTCGCGTTAACTGCGTCTGCAAGCGATTAACAGCCATTTGGCGTGGCACAAGCGCACTTTCCAAAGCCGTTTCGCGATCTGACATGTTTCCAAACGCTTGCGTCGCCAAAATGTCGCTCGACGCTTGCGCTCCAAACATGCGCTCGTATTGAGACCCAACATTGTATTCAAACCCATACATTGTGTCTCTGGCTTGCAACTGAGCCGCTTGCACATTGCGCAACTCTGCCATGTACTGCTGTTGCACCAAAGGATTACCCGCAGTTAATTGGATTTGCCGTTGCAACAACGCGATTTGCGGGTTGTATGTGGATGCTTGCGTACCCAACATTCCGAATATGGCCGCATCCGTTGATGCCCCAACTCCCAAACCGCCAGCACGGACGAAACCAATGTCGGATTGTGTCAGTTGGCGTTGCCCGGCAGACAAATTGGATGCGTAATTCAGTTGCACCATTTGCTCCTGAATTTGCTTGATGCGCTCATATTCGGCATCTGAAGCGGCAGAGCCTTGTTTGCCAAGCAGGCCAGCCGATACAGCCCCAAAAGCCCGAATGCCGCTAAAGTCCATGCTAGCCAGAGCGGCGTTCAAATTTCCACTGACCATCCCAGACAAACCGCCACCACGCAAAGCAAGATTTGTATACGAAGCAGAGCCGATTGCCCCCAAGGCCATAGCGCGTTCATCGGGTGTCAAACGATCAATATCCTGAAGGCGTTGACCATACAATGAACCCGCCATGGTTTGTGCGCCAACACCAATTTCCGAAGACATTTTTACCAAGGATTGGTTTGCAATAATTGCGTCTTTATTCCATAGTGGATTCGACCTGTTCCGCATCGAATCCCTATACGACCTCCAAGCAGTAGGGTCGCCACCAAATACACGTTGAAGTTCGTTGGTAGGGGTGTCTATTTCCAAAATTCTTGTTTCTTCTCTTTGTTGCTTTTCCTCTATTTCCAATGTCCTTTCCCGGACTTTAGTGTCAAGCAACCCACCCGACAAGAAGTTGACAATTCGCCCTTCAGGGCCAGCAACCCTTGCCTGAAGGTTAGCGATTTGTTGTTCAAATTGAGCCCTATTATTAGCGAGCGCACGTTCTTCTGGTTTTGTGTCAATGCCCAACTGCATTCTGTTTCCAATAGTACGCATGTATTCACGGCGAGGCTCATCCCTCATGATCTCCTGACCTATGGACATCGATTCATATGCACCAATGCCCATAAAACCAGCGGCCACACCTCCTACAACTGCACCAATGCCGCCAACAACGCCACCCGCTATTCCCATCATTGCGGCACCTTGTTGGGCCACGGCGAGGCTTTGTTGCGCCTGTGCGGCATTCAAAGCAGATTGGGCATTTTGAACATTTTGAGTGGCGGCCGCAATGGTAGCGGCCGGGGCAGGATACGGACCGGCCTGTAGTTGCGATAGAGCCTGTTGTGCCTGTGTGGCATTAGCCGTTAATTGCTGTACGCTACCGGGGCCAGACGACAGCCCGCGCAACGTGGTTGCAATATCCCGAAGGTGCATTACGGACTCTGCACCATGAGAAATTAGGTTGCCACCGAATGCTTGCTGAAACATACCTGCGGCTTGACCAAATCCACCAGCCCCTGCAAACATTTGCCCTGTTTGCATAACGGACGACATAGCGGATGACGCAACATGCATAGCCTGTTGCTGGGCAAAATCACCGGCCTGCGCTTGATTTTGCTGAAATTGTTGACCTTGTTGCGGCATTTGGCCTTGCACGGGCACGGTAGTAGGCCCGGCACTTTGCGTGCCTGCATTATGACCAGCCGTCGCTGGCGGAATTGGGATCGAATTAGCCGCCGCGCCGCCTGCAGAACCCATACTGGCACCGCCACCAGCATTACCACCGCCTCCCATGGTGCCGCCGCCACCGCCACCGCCACCGCCACCGACACCGCCAATTTGCCCAGACACGTTTAGGGCGGCAAGCCCCTCCAGTTGGCTTCGGAGGGTTTGAATATCGGACAGGGCCTGCTGTAGCCCCTCGACCTGCGTCTGTATGCGGATATCGGCCATAACACGCATTGTACCGATACACACGGCATGCGCGGGGACAAAAAAAAGGCCGGTTTTACCCGGCCTAGTGAGTATCCAGACGATCCAAGCGAAAGAATCGTCGCTGTTAACTTATCGCTTATCGCGTGAGTTGTCAACAATGTTGCTAGGGTAAAATTTCACCTTGCTTGTCTCGGCCGACGTGCTGGTCTGAATTTTGGGCAGGGCTTCGCCTCGCTCGATCTGGTCGAGCAGAGCGTCGACCACCGAAATGATTGCGCCGCCACGACTATGACCAAGCGACTGCTTGATTGCCCATTTCGCCATCCAGTTCAGTCGTTTCATTTCGGCGTCAGCCCTTCCAACTCACACTCCTGACGTATGAGTTCAATATATTGCGCGGTCCTCGCGTCCAACAATGTCGGGCTAGAAACAGGCAGATTGCCGTTCATCCACGCCATGAAGACCTGTACCTCATAGGGAATATCGGCTTCCGACTCCTCGCCCTTCAGGATCTGTTGAGCGCGATGTACCAAAAAGGGAGCAATTCGTCCTCAGGCCACACGGCACGCATCAACCATCGTTCGACATGACGCCCAATAACCGGGTGGTGTTTCGCGACATCGGGAGCGCACGTTCGCATCAAATGCTGGACAACCTTGGCGCGGTCAGTGACAAACCGCTCTCCCTCCAAAGTGCGATACATTCCCTCCGCCTTCGACAACTCGTCATATGTCGGAACGCGGACACCAATAGAGACAATCTCTGCCTCTGCGATAATGGTCGATCGGTTGGATATGGCAACATCCAATCGGTCGCGTATAGATTGTGCCAAATCCATCTGACGCTCAAGGCTTGCCCTCTCCTCGGACAATTTGGAAGCCTCTTCCTTGTTGTCATCGTTGGATTTGGACATGCGTTCTTCCAACTCGGCTATTCGACGCCCAATGTCCTTGATGTTCCCCTCTGCGCTATCGCGCTCGATCTGAAGTTCCTTGTCGGTTGGGAGGACATGGCGCGTGCCTGTCTCCATGATGGTGATGACCGGCAGGTCAAGGGTATGTTGTTGCGACATGACCGGATAATACCGCGACGGCGTGGTTGTTGCACAGTATTGACAACGGTGGTACATTACGCGTGGAGGTATAAATATGAGGTACGTTTACCCATTGCAGGAGGACACGTTCACTGTAAGCCGTGACGTGTCGTTGGTTCTGGACAATGTGACGATCGGCATGCTTGCCGCAATTATCTGCCCCACGACCCGGGCGCGGGCCGAAGTTTTCTTTCGGTCACTGCAAGCGGATGTCACGGGACCGCATGCGAACGCACAAGCGCGGTACATAAAGTACGCGGTCGACACCACGCCCGCCGTTGAGGAGAAAATGCATGCATTCCGATTTGGAATCCGAAGTGCGAGCGGCGGTGAATGACATCGTGAAGTTGAGCGGGAGCCTATCCGAAGAGCCGTTTTGGGCCGTGTGCCCGGCGGGCACTGAGCATATGCTGAGTGTCCGCTGGTCGCAGGACGGGCTAGAGCCGTGCATTGTTGGGCCAGACAATCTGGACGACATCACAGCGGCGTTCAACCATCGTT